AGCGGCAAACATAGATTTACTTGCTAAAAGAACACAAACTTTTGTAGAAATACAAAGAGCACTTGATGGTATAGCCGATGGTGTTGCTAAAACTTTTAACAATGTTGGTAACGAAATATTTGATGCTTTTGCTAAAGGTGAGGCAGGTGCTTTAGATTTTAAAGCAATTTTAAGGCAAGTCCTTATAGATATACAAAAGACTTTATTTCAAGTTTTAGTGATGGATAGAATTACAAAAGCTATAAAACAAGGTATTTCAGGTGGTGGTGGAATATCAGGTTTAATTACAAGTTTATTTACAACTAGTCCTGGTGGTGATTTATCTGCAGTTATGGGTAGCACAGCTTCAGGAGGAAGTGTTCAACAGGCTAATGCACCAAGAATTGTTGGTGAAAGAGGTCCTGAAGTTTTTGTTCCTAGTAGTGCAGGAGTAATTAAAAATAATGCAGACTCAGCATCCATGTTTAAGGGAGCAGGAGCTGATATAAATATTACACAAAATTTAAACTTTGCTTTAGGTGTTACAAACACAGTAAGAAGTGAAATTGCTAATCTATTGCCAAGTATTCAACAATCTACTATATCTGCAGTAGCAGACGCAAAAGTGAGAGGTGGTAAATTTGCAAAAGCATTTGGAGGATAACTATGGCAGTATTTACACCATCATACCCACTTACATTTCCTACAGTATCTGGAGTAAGAACACAAAAATTTTCACTTGTAAGAACAGTTGCAGTATCTAGCTCACCTTTTACAGGCCAAGACCAAGTAGTACAACACGAGGGGGAGTTTTGGACAACTCAAATTGCATTTCCACCTATGCTTAAAGATAAAGCAGCAGTTATAATAGCTTTTTTATTACAGCTTAGAGGTAGAAGAGGTACATTTAGTATTGGCGACCAAGATAGAAAAACAATACAAGGTGTAGCTACAGGGACAATCAGAGTCAATGGAGCTAGTCAAACAGGAAACCAAGTAGCTCTAGATGGTTTTGCAAATAGCACTAGCAATGTTTTTAAAGCAGGTGATTACATACAAATAAACTCATTTTTATATATGGTTACTGAAGATGTAACCTCAAATGGTTCAGGTGAAGCAAATGTTAGAATTGAACCTGCATTAAGACAAGGAATTGAAACAATAGCGGATGATGCAACTGTAGTTTATACAAATACTAAAACTTTGATGAGACTCGACACAAATGAAACATCTTGGGATACTGACCAAGTAAGTAAATATGGCATAAGTTTGTCAGCAACAGAGGCACTATAATGCCAAGAAGTTTGAGAAAAATTTTAGTAAAACTTAGAATGTTATATTGTGATATTAGAGGTCATCATGGCAAAAAATGGAATTATGAACCAGGCGATCATTATATGGGTAGGAGAAAAAGAAAATGAGTAAATTTAAAGTAAGTGAGAACACAAATGTACAGCTTCCATTGAGAAACTTAATTAGTATTGTTGTTGCGGTAGCTGTAGGTGTTTGGGCATATTTTGGAATTGTAGAAACATTAAATGTTCACTCCACTAAACTTAAATTAATGGAAAGTGATCTTCAAAAAAATACAGAGTTTAGAATAAAATGGCCTAGAGGTGAAATGGGTTCTTTGCCTGCAGATTCTGAGCAATTTTTATTAATTGAAGATAGTATTGTTGAAATTGAAAAGCTCACAACAAGAGTTGATGAAATGATGCACAATAAAGTAAACATAGAGAGATTAATGAAAGATGTAGATAAACTTACAGAGGCAATAGAAATTTTAAAAGATAAGGTAAGAGCAAATGGAAAGACTTACTAGAAAAGTAATCGATTTTATTAAAAATAATAAGAAAAAAAAATTGACAAAAATATTAAATAAAAACAAAAAAGAAGTCAATATAAATGCTTATGGCTCACATCGTTATATGATAAAAGAAGGAATAAACAAAGGAAAAATATTATGAAAAAAAATATTAAAAAATTTTTAAAAAGATTAGTAAATAGAATAGAAAAATTAATCTTAAAATTAACAGGTTGGAAATGACAGAGATAGTTGTAGCTTTGATAATGATGTTAAATGGG